TTGATATGTCAACAAGAGATGCATCAACAAAAGACTCAAACGGATGGAAGGAAGCATTAGAAGGACAAAAATCATTCAGCGGTTCGGCTGAAGGGTTTTTTGCTGAAGATGCAACATATGGATATGAGGATTTGTACACTGTGTTTACTGGAAGAACTTTGGTGACTGTAACTTGGACAACTGATGTCACTGGTGACAAAGAATATAGTGGTTCTTGTTATATCACTTCACTTGAAAGAACTGATGGTCTTGAGGAATCAAGCACATTTTCAGTATCTTTTGAAGGAACTGGTGCAATAACACAAGCAACTGTGTAAGAAATTGATTTTTGTTATATTGTGATAAATGGGGGATGGGGGAAACTTCATTCCCTTTTTTTATATTTGTAGCATGATAAAAATTAAAAACAAGGAGTACAAATTCAAATTTGGTTTCAAAGCATTGTTAATGTACGAAAAAGAAACTGGATCATCAATTTCAGAAATGGGCGAAAATGTCACAATGAACATGATTGTTGACATTGCCTATGCTGGAATGAAGGCATCAGGCGAAAAGGTCACAAAAGATTTTATTATTGATGCAATTGATGATGACATGGGTTTGATTAGTGTATTCACTGAAGCAATGCAAAATGATTTGAGTGCATTGGGTAATTTAAAGGTTGAAGCAAAAAAGTAAAATTGCCATTGAAAAATTTCATAAGGGGGTTTGTGTTGGGTACGTTAAAACAAACTCCTTTGTGTTTGGAAAGTTATTCAATGGTAGATGTGTGGGATGCGTACGTTGGAAATCGTTTGAATGAAAATATAAATTCAAGATCATTGTGGGAAACTGCAAGATTGATTTCATATGTAACGTTAAAATCACAAGGACAAAAAACAATGAAACGACCACAAGATTTGATGAAGTTTGAGTGGGAAGAACAAAGCGGTAAAAAAGGAACAAAATCAAATCCATACACAAAAGCAGAAATTGAACAACTTAAAAAACTAAAACCAAATTGGTTCAATTAAAATGGCAAAAAAGACAATAAACATAAGGGCTGGATTTGACTTAAAAGCGTTTAGCACATCAAGTCAAAATTTAGCAAGACAACTGCGTTCTTCAGGCAAAAAAATGCAGTCAATAGGGCGTTCAATGTCAATGTCATTGTCTGCACCATTGGCAATCATGGGTGGTCTTGCGGTTAAAACGTTTGCATCGTTCGAACAATCAATGGCAAAAGTTCAAGCCATTAGTGGTGCGGTTGGAAAAGATTTTCAAAACTTGACAAATCTTGCAAAAGATTTAGGAATTTCAACACGATTCAGTGCAACACAAGTCAGTGATTTAATGTTGAATTATTCAAAACTTGGTTTTAGTGCTGATGAAATTCAAAAAATAACTGGTGCAACATTAAACCTTGCACTTGCAACTGGTGAAGATTTAGCACAATCGGCTGAAGTAGCTGGTGCAACATTGCGTGGGTTTGGATTAGATGCAACCGAAATGACAATGGTCACTGATGTAATGGCAAAGTCATTTTCATCATCTGCACTTGATTTAGAAAAATTCCAAAACTCAATGAATAAAGTTGCACCAATTGCAAACGCAATGGGCAATTCATTGGAACTAACAACTGCACAATTATCTGTGCTTGTTAACAATAGCCATGAAGCATCAACCGCTGGAACAATGTTGCGTGGTATGATGTTAACCGCAACAAAAGAAGGTTTTAATTTTGATGAAGCATTAAATAAAATTGCAAATAGTGCAAAAAAAGATGCTGAAGCTTTAAAGTTTTTTGACAAACGTGCGGTTGGTGTTGCAATTACTTTGGCTGAAAATATTGATTTAACAAATCAGCTTACTAAATCATATGAAGAGTCAGGTGGCTCTGCACAAGCAATGGCAGCAATTATGGACCAAACACTTGAAGGTTCAATGATGCGTTTAAAATCAGCAACCGAAGGACTTGCAATTGAATTTGGTGAGGTTATGGCTCCAGCAATTGGAAAGGTTGCAGATTTCTTGGGCGGATTAGCTTTAATGTTTGCAAACATCAATCCAAATATTAAAAAGGTGATTGTTGTTGTTGGTGCTTTATTGGCGGTTATTGGTCCATTGATTTTGGCGGTTGGTGGTTTGACAACTGCTTTAGCATTTTTAGCAGCGAATCCAATTGTTTTGATAATAACTGGAATCATTGTTGCAATTGGTGCTTTGGTTGCGGTTATTTTATATGTAAGGGATAACTTTGAAGCGTTTGCAGACTTCTTTTATAATTTATGGGTAAGGATTGCAAATTCAGTTATTGATTCAATCAAAGGTATTGCGATTGGTTTATCAAAATTTGCTGGTTTGTTTGGTGTTGATCTTGGTGTTGATGCGTTCTTTGATAAGTTTAAACTTAAACCACGTGAAGCAAAAAAAGAAATTAAGTCATTTGGTGAAACATTAAAGAAAGTCAAAGAACAAGTTTCAGCGTTTACAATGAAAGGCGTTGATGAAGAAGAAACTGGTGCAAAAACTGGTGGTGTAAAAACAAAATCAACTGCAATTGCAATACAAGCACCATCACAAAAAGGGATTGAAAATGTCACTAAACAAATAAGCGAACAAGCAAATAAAGCAATTGAACCAGTTAAAATAAAAATTGAACCATTATCAAATCAAGAATTAGGTCTTGTTTCACAAGCACAAGAAATTGGAATGAAGATGGGTGAGTCATTGAGTAGTGGTTTAAAGTCACTTGCAACCGAAGGACTTGTTTCATTTGGAAACTTTTTAGGTAGTGTGATAAGTGGTGGTGATGTTACAATGAAAGATTTTGGGCGGGGGTTGCTTGATTCAATTGGCAAGTTTATGGGTCAATTTGGTGAAGCAATGATTTCAATGGGTATTGCACAAGCATTATTAAAAGCATCAATAAAATCAATGAATCCAGCACTTGCAATTGTTGGTGGTATTGCATTGGTTGCAGCTGGTGCAGCAATATCAAACTTGAGTAAAAAAGGTATTGACACTGGTGGCGGTGGTAATGCTTCAATTCCATCAATGGCTGGTGGTGGTGGAATGGGTGCAATGAACACACAACCAATTGCATTAGAAACAAAGATTTCAGGTCGTGATTTGATACTTGTTCAAAATAGAGAAAAAGGATTTACAAGATAATAAATGAGTGGTGTAATATTTAGTAGTGAATTAAGGTCAGACAATAACACACGATATAAGGTTGAATTGTTTGGTGATGATTATGTTGGTTTGCCAAAGGTTGCAATAATTGGTGGAACTGGAAACACATTTTACATCAATAAAGATTGGCGTGATTATTTACAAACTGGTAAAAATTTATTTCTTCACACATCATCATCAACACAAGCGGTCAGTGTAACTGGTATTTTTTCAAACGGAATCACAACACAAATAACAACCAGTGTTGCATATTCTGCAACATTTACTCATATTGGCGGTCCTTCATCCACAACCACAACAGACCAATACAAACCAACATTCAATCCTGATTTAATTGATTTAAAAACAGAATGGAAAGGTGAAGGTGATGAAATACTTGGATCAATAAAGTCATCAAGCACATCAGTCACATATGCAAACAATGATCGTTATTTTGATAGGTTCTTTGAACAATACCAAATCACACAAGATAACAAACTAAAATTATTAGTTTATAGATACACAACGGATTGGGAATTAGATTGGGCTGGTATCATTGTAATGGACCTTGTGCAATGGTCAAACATAGATAAACCAAGACCATATACATTCAAAGCCATTGATGGACTTGATGCACTTAAAAAATACGAATACACACAAACAACATTATCAGTCAATAAAATACAAAGCAATATATTTGAGATTCTTGACATTCTTGGATTAAAACAATTTTGGGGTTCATCGGATGCGTACATTCGTGAATCAATTGAATATAAATCAAGGGTTCTTGCAGCAACAACATCAACGGATGATTCACCACTTGATTATACATATATTCCTGACAACTTATTTATTGGTGACACAAACAAAAATCCAACACAATACATATCATATTATGATGCATTAAGGGGTTTAATGGATTTGTTTAGTTGTAGGATATATCATGCAGATGGTGTGTATTGGATTCAACAAGTAAGAAATTTTGATGCAAGTTCAATCAAGTATCGTGAATACTTAAAAGATGGAACTTATACTGATGACACATATTCACATCAAAAGTCAGTTGGCAATTCAGGTGGTACGGATTTAAGAATTTTAGCTGGTGGAACATTTGGATATTTTGCTGGAGCATATAGAACACGAATCGAAGCAAAGCAACACATTGAAGGTAAGCTTACATTTGGTGATGGTTTTCCAATTTTTAGTGTTGCGACACAACCAAACACTGGTGGAGTTAATAATTTTGTGACTGCAAATATCGGTAATATTTCAGGGAACGGAGTTGGACACATAAGAGTTTCAATGAGGGTTAGAACTTCAGAAGCAAACACAACATCAAACTTTCTTGGCGTTATAGATTTAGAATTAACAAGTGGCAACAGATACATAAAAGGTGTTGGAGTTGCACCACAACTTGAAGGGAAATGGTATGATGATCCAAATTCAACAAATCGAAAATGGACAAAAAAAGTTAAAAACGTAAGTGGTTCAACATATGTGTATTTTGATACTCCAGCAATGCCATTTGAAGCAGATAATATGATTTGCAAAATTTCTGGAAATTATGAAGGCAAAAATATAGGTGGACTGGTTCCAGCTTTTTATGTTGATAGGGTTCAAGTTTTATTTCCACAAGAACAAAGTGATGATGAAAACACAATGGTTTTGGAAGTAGAGAATCCAAGCGGTTTCTATACCAAAGAAGTTGAACTTGATCCTTTGATTATTGTTGATTCTGAAATAGGAACAACAACCATCACAAAAATTCAGATTGATGAAAATTATGATAATGCACAATCATTGAGTTTGGTTGAATCGACAACGTGGGATGCTGGTTTTGATGCATATCCATATTTGTCAATGGCACGTGTAATGGAAGCAATGTCATTACAAACAAAGCCAGTTGAAAAAATAATGAGTACAATTGTTGGTGACTACTATCCATTTCAATCACTGGCATACAATGACAAGGTGTATGTGTTTAGCGGTTGCACACGTGACTATGAAATGGATGAAGTTAGTGGTGAATGGTTTGAAGTTATTGCAGCAAGAACAGACATTGCAATGGACAGAATCAAAGACATCATTGATCCAAACGATATATCATCGGACAATGGTGAGGTTAAAAAGAATCTCAAAGATATTTATCGAGGTATTAAAGAACTTACACCAATGCAAGATTCATCAGTCACATACACAGAATTTCA